GGCTCGTGGCGCAAAACGCCGCCAGTAAAGCAAACCGTTGGCTGGCTGAAACGATGAACCTTTATAACGGCGATTGTCTCGAAGTCTTACCCACATTCCCGCCCGCAAGCGTGGACGCTATCATCACGGATTTGCCCTATGGAACAACCGCTTGCGCGTGGGATGAAGTAATACCATTTGCGCCGATGTGGGAACAGGTCAAAAGAGTTTTGAAAGTCAACGGCGTTTTTATAACTACTTCCCGCCAGCCATTTGCAAGCCGTCTTATTGCAAGTAATGAAAAATGGTTCAGGCAAGAACTTATCTGGGATAAAGTGCTTGGCGTTGGATTTTTACACGCCAACAATAGACACCTTGAGCGGCACGAGAACATATTGTTGTTTTCGGAAGCGCAAGGAACCTATAACCCGCAAATGGTCAAGCGGGGAAAGCCCAGACACAAAGGCGGCAAATCTGGTGGCGAAAAAGATGTATATCACTATTACGGAGATAGGCACTCATTTAATGATACCTATTATCCGACCAGCATTTTAGAATTTAGCAACGCAGACAGAACGGGCGAGAAAAGGTATCACCCAACACAAAAAAGGGTTGACCTTTACGAATATCTAATTCGCACCTTTACAAATCCAGGTGAAACAGTTCTTGATTTCTGTTTTGGTTCTTGCACAACCGGAGTCGCCGCAAAGCAAACAGGGCGCAACTTCATCGGCATTGAAAAAGAGAAAAAGTATTTCGAGATTGGAAAGAAGCGGTATGAGCAGGCTCCAGCGCCTTTATTCATAGAGCAACCACGCCAGCCAACACCGCTTGCACTGGACAACGGGGATTCTCCCGTTTTACCGGGCTTTGACTAGCCCGAAGATTTACCGGCTATCGGGCATTTTCTACACCCGCCCGTTGCCAGTAAAGCCAACCGTTGGCAAGCATAAGAAAAGGAGTCTTACGATGGAAAGAAAACTGACAGGTCGTGAATTGCGAAATGCTCTTTTGAGCATAGCCCAAGAAATCAAAGACGATGATGATAAAACGCTGAAAGATTGGAGCGATGAAATCAACGGATTTCTTTTGGGTACGAGTGACGGAACATTGGCTCAGAGAGAAGTTGTCGAAACCGTTGCAAAAATGGTTGAGTATGAGCCGAAAATGCTCAAGACCATAGCCACTGAAATTGGTAATTGGTCAGTTCACGCTTTGGGGCGTGCAATTCGTGAATACGGGAAAGAATACGGCTTGCTTCTGGATAGAACGGCAAAAGGGTTTGAAGTTCATAGGTTCGCATTTGTGGGTAAGCCTGAATAATGCTTGCCAACACGGCTTGCACCTGACCGCCTTTGGCGTGGGTGGGCGGTGGTCAATCCCCTGCAAGCGTTATGTTTGCAGAAGTACCTGCCGCTACACACGGCGGTCAGGTAAAGCAAATCGTTGTGCGTAACCTTATGAAAGCAAAAATACTCGAAGGCAATGTCCTTGAAACCCTGAAAGACTTACCCGATTGCTCTGTGCAATGCGTGGTAACTTCGCCGCCTTACTACGGGTTGCGCGATTACGGCATGGAAGGTCAAATAGGTTTGGAAGAAACGCCAGAAGCATACGTTGAAAATCTCGTTACCGTGTTTCGTGAATGTCGCCGCGTTCTAAAAGATGATGGAGTTTTATGGCTCAATCTTGGCGATAGTTATTGGGGCGGTAAAGGTCAATCAGCGCATGGCGGGTCAGACAAACAGCGGGCAAGGTTCGAGCGAAACGAATCAATAAACCGTGATTATCAAGAAATCGGGCGGCACGGATGGACAGCGCCGAAAGATGGTAAGCATGAATTTATCAAGCCCAAAGACCTTATAGGCATACCCTGGATGGTTGCCTTTGCGCTACGGAATGACGGCTGGTATCTTCGCTCCGAGATAATTTGGAATAAACCAAATCCCATGCCTGAAAGCATGAGAGATAGACCAACAAAAAGCCATGAGCAAATCTTTCTTTTTGCGAAGTCATCAGATTATTTCTACGATTACGAAGCGATATTAGAGCCAGCCGCCTATGATGGGCGAAAAGATACCATGATGAAAGGTAGTAAAAAATATAAAGATGGTTCATATCTTGCAAATGGAAACGCAAACAGTCTATCGGTAAAAGGGCGTGAGCGTTGGCGGTTCAAGAATTTGCAGGAAGATGGACAGCAACCAAATACTATCCATGAAAGACGCGCCGCAGGTTTGAAGGATGAAGTCTACGCAGTCAGAAATAAGCGCGATGTTTGGACAATCAGCACAAAGCCATATAGCGGCGCACACTTCGCAACCTATCCCACAGAACTTATTGAGCCTTGCATTTTAGCGGGCAGTCGTGTTGGTGATACTGTGCTTGATCCGTTCAATGGTTCAGGCACTACGGGCGAAGTCGCAATCAAACATCACCGCTTTTATATCGGATGTGAAATCAATCCTGAATATGTCAAACTTGCAAAGAAAAGATTATCGAAGGTTCAGCCAGTCTTAATGCCAGAAATACGCACAACACTGCCTGCACCTGACGGGGGGGATTCTGCGCCCTCCCAAGCATTATCCACGCCCGATATGTTTTCTGCTATCGAGCATGAGCCTACACCCGCCCCCCGCAGGTAAGGCTTACCGTTGGAAAGCCTAAGAAAAGGAGTCTGTATGTTGGAAGGTTACGAAGATATTTTGTCTCGAATAAGCGAGCCGCCAATTTGGTACGACCAAAACGGCGTGCCGCGCTACGCAAAGTTTCACCCGAACATGTGTCCCAATATTTACGCTGATAAAGTTGTGCTTGCTCAAATCGCCTGCCAAGAATGTGGTGAGAAATTCTTGGTTGAAATGCACGCGAGTATCTGGTCAGACCGTGACGCAAGCGATCCGCGCAAATGGCATTATGGCGACCCTCCACGACACTGCAAAGGCGCAGGCGACACCATGAATTGCGAAGATATTGCAATTGTCGAATGTTGGCATCGTAGTCGCCCGCTCCGCGAGTGGAAGCGCGTAAAAAAGTTTGAAGGCTTAGTTGATTCTACGGCTTTCCAACAAAGCGTGCACCCGACGCGCGGAAGCGTGGCGCAAAAACGTAAATCCAAATCAAAAGGTTCTGTGAAGCCCGCGCGCGGGTAACGCAAACCGTTAGGCAAATCCGTCTCTCATTAAAGGCTTGACTTTTTATAGAACAAATGTTAAAAAATAGGCACAATTTAGTTCGGCACCGCCCGCCTCCCATGGCAGGCACTTTCGGAGATAAGCGCCCGATGACCATCAACGGTCATCGGGCGCTTTTTATTTACCCCGCGCAGGCGGGAAGAGAAAAAGGAGATTTCCATGAAAAAGATTTTGTTCATTGCATTTTTGGTGTTCGTCCTCGCGGCGTTCATCGTGCCGGTCGTGTTCGCGCAGACCGAAACGCCGCCCAAGATCGAGAGTTTCGATGTGCTGGCACAGCTCATCCTCGGGCTGGTGACGATGGCGGTTACTTTCGGCATCAAAGCCATTGCGAGAAATTTCGGCGTGGACCTCACCGGCAATGCCACCCAGATCACGGCTGCCATTGTATTGGCGATCTACGAATTCATCAACGGTCTGTTGGCTGTTGTTCCGCCTGGTTGGTATCCAGTGGTGGTAAGCGGACTTGGTTTCCTCACGGCGCTTCTGGTCGCTTCGGGTGTGGCTTTGGTCGTCAAAGGCAAGCATACTCAATCCGCTTTGCCCGCGAAAAAGTAAAGAATGTGGATAGGGGCGGGATGCTTTGCAGCCCCGCCCCTACGATGATGCTGATGGATTCATCCACACTCAACCTCTTATTGCAAATACCGCTCGCCGGTGTGGTGGTGTTTGTCGTTGTTGTGTTCCTGAAACATTTGCGCGAGACCCAAACGCAGATGATCACTTTCATGACCCAGCAGGCGGAAACGAACCGGCAATTTCTTGCCACGCAGCGCGAGCAGATGAACGCGGCAATCGGGCGCATGGCTGAGGAGTTGAAGATGATGCGCGAGAATTTCGCGGAATACCGCGGCGTGACCCGTAAGCGCAATAGGAATGTGTGAAATGACCAACGGACAATTGGACAAGCCGGTTTATCAATTGCCGATGCCGCTTGAAGGCGTGGACGAGGCGATTCAGGGCGAAGTGCTTTCTCCCCGTGAAGCTGCGTTTGCGGCTTTGTCCGTTTTGCGCGTCAAAGAACCGATCTTCGAGACGGTGCGCGAACGGGATGAAAAGAGCAACAAAGTCGTTGAACGCGAGGTCAAGATCGGAGAACGAGAAACTGCTCCGCGTTGGATGGAATTATTCCAGAAGTTGCATGAAGGCGGCTGGCGCTGGGAGGTTGCGGTTTATATCGCCTGGCGTTCGATGCCTAAAAAGTACCGCTACCCTGAGACGCAGGATGAACTTGCAAAACGGTGCCTGGGATTGAATTCTGACCGGGCAATTGCCACCTGGCGCAAGCGCAATCCGTTCATCGATGAGTACATCACGATATTGCAGGGCGAGCTGGTCTTTGACCGTATCCCCGATATTTTGGATGCCATGACCGAGGTTGCCGCGACGCCCGATTACAAGGGCAATGCAGACCGCAAACTGGCGCTGGAGATGACGGGACGCTATACGCCTTCTTCAAAGATCACAGCGGAGATGGCGAAGAAATTGGTCAACAGCAGACCGGATGACCTGGAAGATTTGAGCGACGAGGAACTGCGGAAGATCGAAGAGACCGTTGCATTTGCGCGCAAACAAAAGAACGAGGAATCCGCGGAATGAATTCGACGATGATGATCAGGCATCACCCCCTCGAAGCTCGCGCCCGCCGCGCAAGCCTTGAACTGGCGCGCCGTCACCTGATCGATTACAGCAAACAGGTTGCGCCGTGGTATCAGCCTGCGCGCCATCATATTTATCTTGCCGAAAAACTTGAACGGGTGAAGACCTATATCGAAACCGAGGGAGCAAGCGGCATCGGTCGGTTATTGATCTGTGAACCGGCACAGTTCGGGAAGACCGAACAGGCGAGCCGGTTGTTCCCTTCCTGGGTGCTTGGCAACCTGCCCGAGACGCGCATCATCCTGACCTCGTATGGCGCGGACCTTGCCACCGAGAACAGCCGTTATACACGCAATTATGTCGAAAGTAATGCGTATAAAAAAATCTTTGGGATCGACTCTTCTGTGGATGTCCCCGTCGAAGTCAACCCCGAGAGCAGATCGGTGGTTTCGTGGAATTTGAAGAACCATCGCGGATCTGTTTTCGCGGCTGGCGTTGGCGGCGGTGTGACCGGTAGACCGGCAAAACTGGTCATCATCGATGATCCGTTCAAGAGCCGGGAAGACGCCGAAAGCGAGACCTATCGCCGCAAGGTGATGAGCTGGTACCGCTCGGTCATTTATCCGCGCATTGCGAACAACCCAGGCGCGGCAATCATCATTATGCACACCCGTTGGGACCAGGAAGATCTGGCGGGGCAGTTGTTGACTCAGATGATCAGCGATCCGGCTGCCGATCAATGGGATGTTGTTTTTTTGCCTGCGTTAGCACTGCCTGAAGACCAATATCCGCAGACCGAAGCGGAATACCGCGAAAACCTTTTGCGCGGCATTTACATTCCGATGGGCGGCGACCCGCTGGGACGCAAGCCTGGTGAGGCGCTGTGGCGCGAACGGTCGGATGAGGCGAAGCTGGCGGCAACCCGCGCCAACATGATGGACTATGACTTTGAAGCGATCTTCCAGCAATTGCCGCGCATGGCAGAAGGCGAGTTCTTCGATGAAAAGGATTTCGAGATCATCGAAAAGGGACCTGAGAATTTACAGTGGTATCGCCTGTGTGACCTGGCATTGGGAGAAACCAAAACCAGCGACAACAATTCTTCGATGGCGGTGGCGCTGGATGAGAAGACCGGTGACCTGCACCTGCGCGACCGCATCAAGGTGCGCAACCTGGATGAGTTCCTGGGGCAGGTGGGCGCGGCGATGTTGTCGGATGCTGAAACAAATACGGAATGGGGTTTCGAGGATGTAGCGTTCCAGAAGCTGGTGATCAAGGAGTTCCTCGGTCAAAAGCGGTTTATGAAAGTGCGTATGCGTTCGGTCGCACCGAACGGCGATAAAGTGGAACGGGCGCGTCCGTGGCAATTGCGGGCAAAGCAGGGGCATGTGAAATTATGGCGCGGTCCGTGGAATCGGGATTTTTTGCGCGAAGTGACCGCATTCCCGAAGGGACGCCATGATGATGATGTAGATACAGTCAGCGGCGGCGTGCAGATGATCGCCGAGGATGGCGGCGAGCATAAGACGGCGAGCAGCGAAGCGGTGGTGGTTTCCATCGAATCAATGTTTGAAGGAGTGATGGCATGACGAAGAAAATCGACAAGGGCAGCGTCATCGAGGAACTGGTGAAGGGCAGCCTGGATTACACAATGCAGATGATCCGGGATGCGTTCCGGTTGCAGTTCCCTTATTCGGAGATGGGTCCCAACTATTACGTTGAGGAAATCTTTGCGGACCATGTGATCGTGAAGACCTATGCGCCGGAGTTGAAGACCGATGAATATTACAGGGTCTCCTACACGCGGAGCGGTGAAGCTGTCAGCTTTGCCGGGTTCGATGGTTGGGAAATCGTCCAACTGGCGTATGAGCCGCAGACTGCGATTACCGAAAGCAAAAAGAAAAGCGGGCGTCGCATCGAGGAGAATATCGCGCCGGGGAAGGTTGCCCTGCTCGAAGCGAAGGACGAAGAGAAGAAGACCCGCCGCATTCGGATCAACGATCTGATGGTGGCGGGTGAAGTGAATGGTAATAAGCGTCTCTACAGCCGCGAGGTGATCGAGGCTATGGTTGCCGATTGGCAGCCGTATCTCCGCGAATCGCGCGGGCAGGGACGGTTGATGATCCTGACTGGCGAAGTGGAACATCCATCCGACAAAAAGAGCAAGCGCCCCGAATTCCTTGAAACGGTCGTGCGGTGGGACGAACTCGATTGGAACGGCAAGAGCCTGTCCATCGAGGGCGATCTCATCCTGACCAGCAAGGGTCGTGACGTGGAGATCTTGATGGAGGCTGGGGTCAACCCGGGCGGCAGTATTCGGGGCATCGGCGAAAGCAAGATCGAGAAGGTCGGCAGCGAAAAGATCGAGCGCGTGCAATGGGTCTCGATGAACGCGGCTGACCTGGTTGGAGACCCGTCGTTTGTGAATGCGGCGGCGTTGCAAGAATCAAACAATCAACAAGGAGATATTGAAATGTTAGAAGAACTCAAAAAATTACTGGCTGAGCACCCTGAATTGTTCAGCAAGGGCATGACCGAAGCGCAGCTCGAAGCGATGGGCGAAAAGCAGTTGAAGAAGATGGAAGAATCGCTGCGCTCGAAGCTGGGGATCGGTCCCGATGCCGATATTGCCAAGGCTCTCGATGAGAGTATGAGCAAAGCCCGCAAGTTCGACGAAATGCAGGCGCAGCAGGTCGTGAAGACCGCCATCAGCGAGGCGACCAAGGAACTGCCCTACGGCGAGAAGTTGAACAAACTCTTCGTCGAGTCGTTCGAGGGTCAGGAATTCGCGGATGCGGACGCGGTGAAGAAATTCGCCGAGGGCAAGCGCAAGGAATACGGCGCTCTCGCCGCCGCGGGCGTGTTGAAGGGCATGGGCTTCGATGAGAAGACCAAATCCATCAAGGTGATCGGCGATGTGCTGGAGATGGAAACCGGCACGCCGGAATTCGGGCACGTGGCGTTCGAGTTGACCGAAAGCCTGCGCAAGAAAGAACTGCGACCGGCTGGCGACCTGCGCAAACGCGAAGACCGCGCCGCGATCTTCACGGTGCAGTTGCTCGAAAAATTCGACAAGATGTACCAGCGTCAGTTGCTGGCTGAATCGAAGCACTTCGAGGAAGCCGAACTGAGCACCGACCTGAACATCCCGTACAGCATCAGCCGCGCGGTGATCGCCGAGGCTTTCCCGAACCTTGTGGCTGCCAACATCTTCGATGTGGGCGTGATGGAGCAAAGCCCCACCCGCCTGTATTACGAAGCCTTCGCCGGTGAAACCGGGTACGAAGTGACCATAACCGATGAAGTGGAAACGGGCGGCGCGGAAGGCACCTGGTACGACCTCGCCAACAAGAACATCACCCCCGGAACGATGACCGTGACCAGCAACCCGGCTGGCACCACCTATGTGGAGGGCACCGATTACATCGTGGACTATGAACTCGGCAAGATCCTCTTCCTGGTTGCCGGTTCAATCGGCGCGAACGACATTCTGGCGACCTACACCTACCGCGCGATCCGCAAGGGTGAGAACGCCGCCATCGAACGCGCGAAGACCACGCTCAGCTATCAGACCATCGAAGCTGCGGCAGACCGCCTCGCCACCTACATCAGCGATGAGGCGATCAAGTTCAGCCGCTCGCAGATCGGCTGGGATGCCGTGACACGCACGATGAGCAATCTCATCCGTGAGATCCGGCGCGACATCGACCGCCGCCTGATGGAAAAGGCGTTGATGGCTGCGCTCAGTGTCGCCAGCAACAGCGGCGGCACCTGGGATATCTCCGATTCGGACGAGAGCGACCTGGTTGCCAAGCTCGGCGCGGCTGCGGTGTTGGTCTACAACCGATTCTACACGCCCAGCTTCGTGCTGGCATCGATCACCAACGCCGAACGCCTCTCGAACTGGACCGGCTTCCAGCGCGACGGTTTCCCGAACGCCCTGCTTCAGGCGGCTGGCTTCCAGAACATGGTCGTCAAGGGTATGCCGGTGTTCGCGTCGCCGCTCTTCAGGGATGGAAACTTCCTGGTGGGCGCGCGCGATCTGGTGCATTACCGCACCTACAGCCCGATGATCGTGAAGGGTCCGTTCCCGACCTATGACAGCGGCGAGTTGGTTGCCGCCGAGCAATACTACGCTGAAGAATACAACGCTTCGCTTGCCCCGATTGGCGGCAAGGGCGCAGTTGTGAAGACTCAGGCGTAAAGCCCCCCACCCCTAACCC